CACAAAATACTGGATAAGAACCGGTTTGAACCAGACCTGAAGGTTGATGGCGGAACGGAAATGTTTGCGGATATTAACGAATTGAGAGTAGTGCAATTCTTGAAAGCGTACGGAAATAGCTCATTTTTAGATCCGCCAAAACTGGACGAAAAAGAATTTGATATTATAAACCAACTCTTAACCCAGTAGATTCAGGAATATCATGAAAGAACTTTCAAAAGATCTCGTTATATCTCAGCTGCCAAAAAAGCAACAGCTGATGGTATCTGATGAAGATATTAGTGAAATAAACAAGCTTGCTAAAGATCCGGATTATGGTCCGGAATTTTTGCAGACGTACATGGATCACCTGATTGTATTGAAAGATAATCTTAAAAACAGTCACACTCAGTACATTACAGCTATCAAATTCTTCAGTTTGGTTGAGAGTGGTCACACCCTCAGAGACGCCTACATAAAAACTTTTCCAGAAAGGTGGCAAGAAAGAAGTAGGCGAAGCGATGATCCTGATGCGGTCATAAACGCAGAAGCCAGCCGGTTTAATAAAACACGGTTGGTAAATGATGTTCGTAGAATGTCTGCCATCCCAATTCAGCTTATTCACCGTCACATACTGCACGAAGCTATTCTTTCACAAGCTCATCTAATGCGTACTTCCAGATCGGATATGGTCAGGCAGAAAGCAGGTGCAACGCTGATTGCGGAGCTCAAGCCTACGGAAGACCAGACAATCAATATCAACGTAGACGATGGTTCCAAGTCGGCCATACAGGAGCTCAGAGAGGCTACTGAGAGACTTGCTGCAGCAGAGCGTAGATCAGTAGATGCAGGAGTCCCAATGAGGGACATTGCAAATTCCAAAATAATCGAAGGAGAGTTTAGTACAGAAAAGGAAGATAGTTAATGGATCTTGATAAACGCCTTAACCTGGTAGATTACGGGTTCTTTGACACTGATTACCGACCAACTCAGTTTGCTTTGGAATTTATTGCTTTTGTTAAGCTGGTTAACGGCTCTATGGGTGAAGAGAATAAATCTCCTATTATCCATTACGACATGTTGGATCAGCTGTCTGAAGAACGAGAAGCAGAAGCTACAAGGTTTATTCAAAACCTTTACGTGTCTTTCCGTGGTTCCGCAAAAACAACAGCTCTGCACGAGTACATGTATCTGTATCTGGCAACCTATGGGGGTATTAAAGGGCTGGGTCAGATAAACGTAGCCATGTACATCAGCGACACTATGGAGAACGGTGTGAAGTCCATGAGGAACAACCTAGAGTTCCGATGGGACAACAGCGAGTTTCTGCAGAAGTATGTACCGTACTCCAAGTTTACGGATGTTCGATGGGAATTTAAAAATGCTGATGGTAAGCGATTAACCATACGTGGATTTGGCGCAACTACTGGTGTTCGGGGTTTTAAAGAATACGGTGAACGTCCTACTTGGTGTGGCATGGACGATTTGATGTCGGATAAAAACGCAGAGTCACCAACGATTATCAAAGACATCAAAAACATTGTGTACAAAGCAGCACGTCAGGCAATGCACCCCAAAAAACGTATTGTAATCTGGACAGGTACACCGTTTAACAAGTCTGATCCTTTTTATGAAGCTGCCAGCAGTAAGGCATGGAATGTTCGGGTATACCCTATATGTGAAAAATTTCCATGCAGTAAGAGTGAATTCAGGGGTGCTTGGGAAGATCGTTTTCCATACTCTTTTGTCAAAAACGAATACTATTCACTGTTGGAAAGCGGAGAAATCAGCTCTTTCAACCAGGAGCTTATGTTGAGAATCACAAGTGAAGAAAGTCGTTTGGTACTGGACAGTGACTTGATTTGGTATAACAGAGATCTTGTTGTAAAAAACCGTTCAAAGTTTAATTTCTATATCACAACAGACTTTGCTACGTCTGACAGAAAGAAAAGCGACTTCAGTGTGTGCGGTGTCTGGGCTTATACAAACAATGGTGAGTGGCTGCTTGTAGACGGGTTCTGTAAGCGTCAGCTTATGGACAAGAATGTTAATCAGCTATTTCGTTATGTGGCTATTTATAAACCTTTGAGCGTAGGCATTGAGATCAACGGACAGCAAAAAGGTTTTATACAATGGCTAAAAAGCGAAATGATAAACCGAAACATCTTTTTTAACTTTGCTCGTCAAGGCAGTGTTGAAGGTATTCGTAGAACGGGTAAAAAGATAGCATCGTTTAAATTGTTTGTTCCTCAGATTAAAGCCAAAAAAGTATGGCTTCCGTTAGAAATGAAAACTGATCCACTGGTTACAGAAATTCTGGAAGAAATGTCTTTTGTAACAGACGAAGGTTTTCAATCTAAAAATGATGATGCTGGAGATATGATGTCTATGCTGACAGAAATGGACCCATACAAACCTGGAGAAGCTGTTGAGGTATCTTATACAGAAGACGAAGATGGCAACTATGGTATCTTCGTGGACGGTGATGAAGAAGACCTATACAATGGCAGTACAATCTTTTAGAGGGTATATCTGTGGACGTTAGTGAAGCAATTGAAATACTAAACAACTCTGAATTGAAGCAGCTCGGTCTCAAAGAAGATAAAGAATCAATTTTAAGCTACATCAATATGGGCATTGTTGAACTCCATAAGCGTTTCGACTTGTGGGAAGAAACGGCTGTGGTAAACATGGCAGCTGGTGTAAATAAATATACTATTAACGAACAAGATACTAACGTAGTACTCGACAATACAGATCATGAATTTATTATGATTAATTCAATATTCGATAAAGAAGACGAAAAAATTGAAATAAATCTTCAGGAAAGTGATTACAAAATAAAAGTACAAAGGTACAACGTCATAAAAATTGACAACCCTGTAGAGGGTGATACATTAGAAGTTAATTATCGTGCATCTCCAAAATTTCTAACTTATGAAAAACAGAATATACCATTACCGCCTCAGTATTTTGAAGCTTTGTTTCACTACGTAGGATACAGAGCACACGCCTCTATAAACGGTGACATCAAATCTGAAAATAATACTCACTACATTAGATTTGACCAAAGCTGTAAAAGAATTGTTTCACAAGGCTTACAAAATGAAGACTCTATGCAAATTTTTAAGCTTGAGTCTCGTGGGTTTGTTTAAGAGAAAAAATAAAGAGGCTGTACACAGTATGATTACACAAAGTGAATTTAACGTTATTTACGAATTTTTAGACAGAGTGAGTTTAAGTGGACACAATGAGAGAGTTGCAATGAATTCTGTTATAGTAAAGCTTCAGGGTATTACGGAACCTGACCATAGAAGAAAAGGAGATAAAAATAAAAATTAGCAGTATTGTCCCAAAACACAAAAGCAGTAAGGTATTTTGATGGAAGATTACTTTAACAATTTAGAGAAAAAAATTGAAAGAGATTCTTCCTTTACTGATGAAGAAGTAGAAGTTTTAAAATCTATAATTATGTTATACCGTGGAGTTTTGGGTATTAAGATAGTAGGAGCATGGGCAGTGGCATTCTTAGTAGCCATTTCTACAGGGTTTATGGCTTTTAGTGCATTACTGGAAAGGCTAAAAAATTGATTAATAAAATTAGAAGCGTGGTAGAAAACAGTTTTGTTATCTGGGCAGGCATCTTATTTTTGTTAATACTGGTTTTTACTGGAAAATCATCTACGATCGTTGGAAATTATTTTCCTGTAGTAACCCCTTTAAAAATAGATAGTATTGAAGAAATATTTGATAAAGGTTTACCGTCAGTCATAATTTCAGGTACCAGCACAAAACTTAGAAATTGTGATCAAAGAACTATGAACTGGTTTATCAGAGAAGGGAGAAATGAAGGTTATGTTTTTAGCATGTTTATGGATAAGCCAAAATCAAGAGAAATTGGTGTTATAGAATTCAAAGGAATAGTTGTCGGTCTTCCTAAAAATAAGATTGAGTTTTCCCGGTCAGAAGTAGTGCATGATTGTTTTGGTGGACAAGTCAGAGTAGTGACTCAATTTTTTACTGGTTCAAAGGCGTATAAAAAATAATGGTTAATTGGATTTCTGAACTTCGGCCAACTGAATGGCCTGAAGGTGTCATAGAAAATATGGACCCTAAAATTTTAACAGCCGCTGTAGACCTTAGAACAGAGTCCGGAGTGGCTATGACTCCAAGCCCAATATTTGAAGGGCACGTAAGAAAGATCGGAAACTCCCGTCACAGCATAAATAACGGAAAACGTCTTTCAGACGCTACAGACTTTTTTGTAAAATCAGATGTTTCTTCTATCTACAAAGTTATTCAGGCAATACATCGTATCCACGAAATAACAGGATGGGGTATCTATTTTGATACCAAGCCGAGTGTGATGTTTCACATTGATTGCAGGCCGAATATCCTTAATTGGATTCGTGTTAATAAAGAATACATCTACGCTGTTAATGACCCCTCTATGTATTACGCA